TCTTTACCCATTTTAGCTACCATGTCTTCAATATTAGACACAGCTGGATCCATAGATTTGTCAAAGTTACGCCAGATCTCAGTTACAGGAACTGTACCATCAGCATTCATTCCACCTTTCATCATCATATCTGCACGAGAAGATACTGAATAGTGAACGTGAGCTTCTGCACCTCCTACGAAGTTATAGAATTCACGGAATCCTGACTTAGTTTGAATATCAGAGAATCTTTCACCATATTCCCCACGAGCAGAAGACTTACGGAAGAATTTAGTACCATTAGTTAGATATACATTATCTAAAAAACGATAGTTGTCATTGTTTACAAGTTGCACTGTATAAATGAATCCATCTCCAATAGGAAGGACATCTTCATCAGGAACAATGTAAAGTTCGACACCATTGTACTTGTCATAAGTAATGATGTCACCATGTCCAAACTCACGCTTATTAAGCTTGATTTTGAAAGTAGCGCCATCGATACCTTTAGCAAGATTTTGTGGCTCAATGTCTTCAATAATGTAAGGAAGATCCTGAGCTACAGGTGTTTGCCATTTGTACTCACCGCGAACATTGTCCACAGTAATTACGTTTTTACCACCAAAGGATGACATTTGATAAAGGGGCATTTCAACCTTTTGAGTCATAGCCCAAATGTCTACAGGACCCATATCCATAGGTTCTGCATCCTTCAGCATGTTTACAAGGTGGTATGAATCCACGTGAGAAGACGCATTGTACTGCGTATCACGAAGGAATATACCATTGTTTAAAACTGGAGTTGCCATTTGTGATTTGTTTTTGTTTGTTAATTATTAATTTATATTTATTTGTTTACCTTCCAAAGAAGTTCTTTTTTGGCCTATTTAAAGTTCTAGTACCAACATTTCTATTTCCTTTATTGTCATCATCATCAGCAGTTGTTGATGATGCAAGTTTTGTTGCTTCTTCTGTCTTAAGCATTCTTACTGCTTTTACAGTTGCATCTTTTTCTCCTCCTTCTTTTAGCTTAGACTTATATCCATCTGGATCTGCAAGTAGCCAAAGAGCTTCAGCAATTAAATCATGACGTGGTTCAACCCACTGATATTTTTCAAGAAGATGTCCCAAAAGGTTTGTTTGTCTTCCACTGATAGAAGGATAGTTAGGTTGAACTAGACCTGAGAACAAAAGATTCTGTACTCTACTGTCTACTTTTATACCATTTAGATCTCCTTTTTCAAGTGCTCTATAAACATTCTCTTGGTAAACTTGAGCTTGTTCTTGTTGCTTTTCTCTTGCTTCTTGCTGTTGTCTAATCTTTTGCTCAACAATTTGTTCTTGCATTTTATCTAAACGCGGTTTAAATCTTTCAGCTTTTAGATTAAGATCACCTCTATCTTTAAGAGCAAGGATTTCTTCTTCAATTTCTTCAGCAGTTCCATATCGAGTTGCATGAAGATAAGATCTGACAATCTCTTCTTGTCCATCTTCAGAATCTACACTCAATTCTTTAACTTCTTCAGCAGCTGCAAGGGCCTTGAACATATCTTTCATATTAGTACCACCATTTGAGTAGTACTCATATGCTCTTTTCAATTCAGGAGGAAGACTCTCATAAAATGTAGATGGTACATCTTCCATCAATTGCTTCTCTCTTTCTTGAAAATTAGCTTCAAGTAGTTCTTCCCAATCTGCTTGAGAATAATCATCTAGCTTTTTTCCATCATCAAATGGAAACAACAAACCCTTTTCAATAAGCTTGTTTGCTGTTTCAATCATCACATCTTTAGTAAGTGATGGTCTACCACCTGGATTCTTTTCAGATTCTTCAATACTTGATTCAAGTAATTGATTTAACTCTTCTAGAGTAGGTGTTGTTTCATTAGACGCTGGAGATGTATTAGATTCTCCTGTACTTGCAGAAGGAGCACTTGCTGCAGGCTTGTCATTTTTAATTGGCTTGTCAAGGAACGATGTGTCAGTTGTAGGACTTGAAAAAACATTAGGTTTCTTTTCAGTTTCTTCATTAGAAACCATAATACTTTCTGTTCCTACTCCTAGTATTTCATCCAAGTTGTCAAACTCGACTTCTTGGATATTTGTGTTTTCTGTACTCATTTTGTTGGTTTTGTGATTGAGTTTATATAATTAATATAAGCAAATTTAACGAGATAACTTTTCTATGTTTACGAAATAAAAAATATATATTTAAAAGTTTCCCACTATATAGCTATAACTATTTTTTCTTTTTGTTAGAAGGTTTTTCTGACTTAGATGGTGCATCAAATCTATTCTTATTTTCTTGAGCAATGTCCATTTCCATACGCTTCATATTAGTTTGGTGATCCATCCTTTCTCTTTCCATATTCATCTTCTGACTAAACTGATTATTCTTATTTATTTCTTTCTCTCTGTCTAGATCCATAGTCTGCTGATACTCTTCAGTTTTCTTCATAGCTTCCATTGTATCAGTAAAATCTGATTGAAGGTTCTGATTAATATCTTGCATAGATTGATAACCTGCAGCCCTAATTTCAGCAATAAGAATATCTTTACGTCTATTCTTTTCTTCTTCAAGCATTTCAAACTCTCTTTCTTGAGCTTTTTCTTTTTCTTGAGCTTGAAGTTCCATTTGCTTCATCTTCTCAGCCTGAGCATACTCTTCTTGCTTCTGTTGCATTTGTTTAGCCTCTATGCCTTTAAGAACGTTATTTAAGTGACCCATAGAGTCTACCTGCATAATTTCTCCAAGATCATAGATTGAAGCACCAGATGTGTTATTAGATATTGCAAGTTGTTTCATTTGCTCAATAACAACTCTATGGTTAGCTTTTGTAGTACAATATACATTAAGGTCTCTTAGTAGGAGATCAGTACCGTTTATCTCAAAATTAACACGTTCATCATTAGACGTACTAAGCTGCATTCTTATAGATGGTTTAGTAGAGGCATAATACTGCGCTAGATCTGTACGCATCTGATGTACACGTGGCATTAAATGATCTGAATGCTGTGTAAAGTATTGTTCTGTTTGTGCATAAGATCCTGCAATAGCCTGTTCTATACCTGTAGCAGTATTAGTTTGACCCAACTGTTGCCCAAGTCTTTGAGGTGTTATACCAATAACTTCAAAAGCTTGTTGTTTAAAAAAGTTAGCAAGCTGAATACGAGTCATCATACGCTGTGTTTGCTCAAGATTTAAAACCTGGAAGTGGTTAAAATTAAGAGCATTCTCCGTATTAGTAATTGAAGTATCTAATGGTAACATACCAAAATCCTTCATTGCTACATATGCCTTAGCTAAATTATTTTTACCCCAGTCTTCACCCATAGAGTGTTGTGGTAAAGTATTTTGATCAAGTAAGACTACTGTTCCAATTTCATCAACAAGAATATCAGCTATTTGATTGTTTACAATATTATAAGCAATCTGAAAGGGCTTCATCAAATCAACAAGAGATATAGATCGAGTATTTCTATCTGAGAATACGCGTCCTTCTACAGGTAGCTTACATCCATATAGAGTGCTATCACCTTTGAATTGAAACTTCATAGGTTTAATCCTGTTTTGCATAACTCCAAGATAAATAGGATTGATGCCTCCAGGGTTTTGCATACCCCACCATGATGGCATATTAGGTCCAATCTTAACTCCACCCCACACTTGATTGATCCATATCCAATCTATATGTTCTCCAAATAATAAATTATCTTTTGATTTATTTTTAAAGAACGTAGTATCGTACATTGGTTTATCAATGATCTTATAATGCTCGTCAACAATTTTAGTCGTTACCTCTCCATCTTCACCAATTTTAGTTAAGTGGCCTACTTTACGTTGTGACTTCCAATATGCTGTAGTTACGCGTAACATGTGCGCAGTACCCATATCATAATAGTCTTCTGACTCACCCATGATCCAGTTAATGATATCTCCTCCATTATAAACGAAGTTATCATACATAGAAGTAAACTGACGATATTCTAAAGAAGGTCTATTAACGTTCCAGTCATGTGAACGAGTTGCATCATAATAAGTACCATCATTTTGATATCCTTGTATAGGATATCCAGCAGATCTAACAGGATAAATAGCTTCAATAGATTCTAATTGCTCTTGTGACATTACCCAACCATACTTATCTATGATATCAGCTGCTGTCATCATTTCAATTTTACCTACCCAGTTAGCTTGAGATATATATCTTACATCAGGAGATTTATGGTAGAATGTTAAAACAGGATTCCAAAGCTCAATATTATAATCATCTTCTAACATTTGGAAATGCCAAAATTCTCTATCTGTTATAAGCGCATCCTCAAAAGCACGCTCTTCAAGCTCATCTAATTTAAATCTTTCTTCATCAATTGAATGTTGCTTTTGAGCCCACTGCTCAGCCATTGTTACATAGTTCTTAGAATAGAACTCTTGAATTTCAGGCAATGATTTAATTGCTTCAGAAGAAAATGCTTGTTTAACTTGTGGATCATTTGGATCAGCTCCCATTTCAATCATTTGAGCAGCTAATTTTTGCTCTGCTAATTGTACAAGAGATGACTCAATATCTGCACGCTTAGATTCTAATATCTCATTATATGTATATTGATCTACAGCACGAAAATTTATTTTAGTATTTCGTTTAGCAAACTCTGCTGTAAGTACTTTAATTACATTAGGAATAATAGGATAAAACTTGAGTTCAAGTGCTCCTAATTCTTCTTTAGCTAGAGTTTCAACAATATCTCTATACTCATTATCTTCTTCGATAAGATAATCTGTTCTATCAATAATGCCTTTAGCTAGCTTGTAATTTTTCATTAATCGTCTAGCATTTCTACGAATCTGCTTAAGTCCTTGCCACTCTAACCAGTCCATATTCCATGCTGTCCAATCATCATCTTTATCTTTAGCAGGTAAAAATTGTAATGGTTGAGTAATATTACCCAATCTATTATATTCGGCTTTTTTACCTCCTTTGAGTTGAAGTGCGTTTAATATTTCCATTATTTTAGTCTTCTATAAGGTATTCTTGGTAATCTATTTCTACCTGATGCACTATTACCCTTACCTATATGTCGGAAGGGGCTATTATTTAATTTATATAAATTATCTGACATTTGCAAGTTTTTAGTTCTTACATCGTCAACTCTTTTACTATATCCTCTATTTGATTGTTGTACTTTTGCAAAAGCTATAAGAGCAGCAAGAGAAACAAGTCTATCGACGTTAGTACCTGGTCTATATTGTTCCATTTCTACTAACGACATATAATCTGTTAATCTTTCTATACCATATGTAGTAGAAATTATAGTTCCATCTTCAGATGTTTCTTGGCTTATCTCTTCTGTAAGCCAACCTATTAAATAACTAAGAAGGTGTGTTTTAAATATGGTACCTGTATTTTTCCAGCCATAATCAGAATAAACGGTTTTATTAGCACCTAAATCTTTTAAGAATACAATTTGATTCTTAGGCACTAAATACTTTTGTTTTCTTCTTTCAATCATATACTGAATAAAAAGAGATACGTTGTTTTCTACAATGGTCCATGCATTATACCACTCAATAATAAGCTCGAGTTGTTCATGAGTTTTAGTTAAGTCATCATATCTACCACACCATGATGCAACTATTTTATCCCCTTCTGCTA